AACAACAGGGAGGTGAAAAGAAATGCCAAAACATGAAATTTCAAACGTAAGAACACGGGGAACTGGGGCGATTGAAAAACTCATTTTCTACAAAACGGAGGTTTCCGAACACCAAGAGATTAGAGTGAGAGCGGAATTCGAGGGAGACCCCGAACCGGAGCAAATCAAGCAGATTTCAGAGGTTGTCAAAAAGGCAGCGGAAGAAATAGGAAAGATTGTGGAGGAGTGGTGAAACACTCCTCCGAGAAAATCATTTCAAAGTGCGAATGTGTTGTGCAAAATCTTGTGTTTCAACACATGCCTTGATAGCTGATGCGAGAAGACGTTCAAATTCTTCTTTTGATAAATCAGAAACTTTTGAAAATTTGATGTCGCTATTTTCAAACGCACTTGCAATCGCACTTTTGAAAGTGTCATGATGAACCGCCATGTTGTCACCTCCTGTCATTTTGGAATGGTCGCACATTTATTATATGGCAGGAGATGCAACAGGACAAGCAAGAACAGGAGGAACGGAAATGAGCAGAGTAGAGGAGTTGAATCAGTACATACAAGAGTTATTTGATTATTGGGATGGAAAAAACGATGATTTTGAACCTATTCCGATACCGAAAGAAGTCGACGACGAAATGCAGAGAGATTCATTTTATTAAAGCCGAAACGGGGCAACAGTCGCCCCGTCAGCGTCCGGATGGCGACCGACGCTCTGACGATGGCAAGCCGAGAGACAGCGTCAGCGATACCGTGGGAAACATGGCAGCGGGTGGACTTGCTAAAAGGTTCACGGTTGGTCAACAGGTTTTCAATGATTTTTTAAGGTGAAAAGTCATAACACGGTAGACATAGCCGGAAAGCAGGTGGACGGGATGCAGAGACCGAGAGAACCACCAGTGCAGGAAATCACATAAAACACTATCAACAGAGGAGGTGTTGAATCATGACGAGAAACGAGAAAAAGACGGCAATCGAGAACATGGCAGAAAGATTCATGAATATTTCCGACCTTGAGGGAAAATCAATGGCAATCATGGTCATGTCTGCATACGCAGAGGGCAAGGCAGCAGGAAAAGTCGAGGAGCGTCGCAGATGGGAACAGAAAGAGGCGGTTGCAACGACCGCCTAACCGAACACGAAAACAACAGGCAAGAGCCTTTTTAATAGATTGGAGGTGCAGCAGGTGAGTGAACAGAACATCAAGAAATTTTATGAGACATTAGCGAGAATCATTTCTGAACGTGAGCAGGTGAAAATCACCGTGAGCGTCTCAAAGAAAGAAAAAGCAGCATAAAGACAAAAAAACGGATGACCGCTGCGAACGGTCATCCGTGTGTCAATTGGTGTCGATTGATATGTTTCAAACTAAGAATATTATATCAAATCTGACACAAAAAAGCAACTTGAAAAGAGACCGAAAAGGTCTATAAAATCAAGGGTTTTCGGAACTTTTATCGTCCTTGTAATAGATAATAACAAGTCTACGAAAACATAACAGGAGGCATGTGTCAGATGGCAAGAAAAAGAGGGATGCAGTTTATCCCGTATGATTATGAGGCAGCATATAACAAGGCGATGGAGGACATGCATGAATGGTTCATTGAGAACCTGTTCCAACATCGAAAGAAAGTGATATATGCACTCAAAGAGATAACAGCAGGAGACCAGTTTGAAATTGAGATATATCCACAGTTCCGGAGTATGGATGAAGTACCTACGGAGGGGAGGACAATCAAGAAAGACAACAACAAGGCTCAAAAGAATCTGAATGACAAGAACGCAAGGAAATACGTTGAGAGGTTAATCAACGAGAATTTCAGTGACCGTGATATTTGGATGACATTGACCTATGATGACGCACATCTCCCGCCGGACGGGGATGTTGATGCAGCAATCAAGAATGTGCAAAAGTACATCCGACGCATCAACTATCAGAGGAAAAAGAGAGGTCTCCCGAATGCAAAATATGTCTATGTGACCGCATACAATCCGGATGCAGAAATCAGATGGCATCATCACATTGTCATGGATGGTGCTTTGGACATGGAGACAGTTGAATCCTGTTGGAAACAGTCAAGCAGGAATGAGGTTCGCAGGTTGCAGACAGACGAAAACGGTTTGTCCGGTATGGCGAATTACATCGTTGAAGAAAAGAACCGTGTTCCGTCGGAAAAGAGATGGAACAGTTCACAGGGATTGAGAGACCCACGAATCAAGGTCGTACACTCCAAACGTCCGGCAGCAGGAGGCAGCTATAAAAAAATAGGGTCATTTGTTGATGGTATGGTCAAAGACAGGGATTCAATACCGGAGATATTAAAAAAGTGGTATCCGGACATGGATTTCACGAACGCAAATGTGTACTATAACGATTTTAACTGCATGTTTTATATACATGCACGAATGAGGAAAAGGAGGCTACAAAGTGAAAAGACGGAAAAGACGGGCAAGACATGCAGGACGACGTGATGCGTTCCATTTGACAATGATTGCGGTATTGATGACGGTGTTGTGCTTGATGATAGTGAATATCAAAGAACCGGAGCAGACCGAGGAGGAGCAGCCGGAGACGACACATGCGGAAGTGATACAGAATCCGGAAACAATCGTGCAGACAGCAGAGGAGACCGAAAGCAAATACAAGGTTTTCGATGGTATGTCCGAGGACTGGGGGAGCGATGACCTTGAGGGGTTCGTGCTTTATAAGTTACCGGAACAGTATGCGGATAAAGGCTATTTTCCGGAAAAAATGCAGATATACACAAGATGTCTATGCAAGCAAAATGACGTTCCCTATGCCCTTGTACTGGCAATCATTGAGCATGAATCCGGATATGAATTTGACAAGGTCGGAGACGGCGGGCAGTCAAAGGGATATATGCAGATATATGAGAAATGGCACACTGACCGGATGAAACGGTTGAACTGCACCGACCTCATGAACCCATATCAAAATGTGAGGGTCGGGATTGATTTCCTGTCGTACCTGCTCAAGAAATACGGCACGGTGCAGGATGCACTTGCAGCGTACAACTACGGTGAAAAGGGTGCGAGGGAACATTTGTGGAGCAATGGCGTGTATGTCTATTCATACAACAGTGCAATCATGCAGAGAATGAAAGAGATTGAGGAGGTGGTCGGGAAATGAGTTTTGACTGGCGACCGGAATCAAAAGACAGGTATTTCAGAAAAGCCGAGGCAGCAGTCAAGGCAGCGGGATTCGATGACATCCTGCAAATCAGCAAAGAACAGTTTGCAATCACGAAAAGCACGGTCAAGGTGTATTTCAAGCCGATTCCGAGAGAGGGAAAGACACGCCGATGGTGGGAGGCAAAGAGAACGATTGAGAACATGCATGAAGTGCCTCCGGCAAAAGACCAGTTCGGCAGGAAACACAAGAGCATTTTCATACATGCTTTTATGATTTTAGAAATGGAGGAGCAGGACAAATGAAAAACATACAGACAGAAACATCCGTACATTGCACAAATCGGGTACATACTGCGGTACAAGCTGCAACGGTTCACATGGATGTTCAAGGTCAAGGATTGCAGACACATTTGTTTGTTCTGCGAATATTATGACACATGCAGACAGGAGGGCAAAGGCAAATGAACATGAAATATGCAATGAGAAGTGAGGACACAGAGCAAATCAATGTCGTGTCGTGGGCGAATTGGAACATGAACCGTTATCCGGAATTGAGATGGTTGTTCCATGTACCGAACGGAGGCAGCAGAAACAAGCAGGAGGCAGTCAAATTCAAGCAGATGGGTGTCAAGGCGGGAGTTTCTGATTTGTGTCTCCCATATCCGAAAGGGATTTACTGCGGATTGTTTATCGAAATGAAATACGGCAACAACAGGCAGCAGGACACACAAAAAGAGTTCCTTGCAGACATGGCAGCAGCAGGACATTTCGTCGCAACCTGCTATTCAGCAGAGGAGGCGGTTAAGGTTATTGAGGAATACTGCAAATTGATGAATCACAAAATGGGAGATATTGAAATTGTCATACCATTGGAAAACAGAGAGGCATTAAGAAATATAACAATGAGCATCCCGAACAACAGCATCCTCAAGGATGGGAAAGTCAAGGGAGGCAGGTCATGACGCTTGAGGAATTGATTGACACATTGGAGAGTGCAAACATGCTCCGGATATTCAAAGGCGACGAGGAAATATTTGTCGGGTATCTTGCATTATTTGCACCGGAGGTCGGTCATACAAATTGCAAACTATATGAGCAATACAAAAATGACAAGGTCATAAGATTCAGAGCAGTTCCGGAGATTACACATCGCAAATGGAAAGAATTGAATCTCATGTCACCGTTAAAACCGGACGAAACGCCGGATTTTAGATTTCAAGAATTGCAAATGAAACTGTATTACACAATTTATCTATAACAGGACAATAACAGGAGGAAAAGACATGAAAATTATTGCAGTAATGTCACCAAAAGGAGGAATCGGGAAAACAACGACATCCGATTCAATCGCCTATATGTTAGGTGAGGAACAGGAAAAGAGAGTGCTTGTGTTAGATGGAGACCCGCAGGGAGACACATCAAAGACGTTCGGGGTATATGAACCGGACGGAATCGGCATGAGTGAATTGCTTGAGAAACATGAATGCGTCGGAGGTACATATAAAACGGGCGATTTGATTCGACCGACCGACTATTCGCACATTGACATCATTCCGGCGAATGGCTATCTCATGAAAACCGACATGAATCTGCTGCTCAAGTCAGAGGACAATCAAGTCACAAGGATGCGTGAGGCGTTGGAGGAGGTATCTGACGCATACGACTATTGCATTTGTGATTGTGGTCGACTGCTTGACATGGTAGTCATCAATATTCTGATTGCAGCAGAACTCATTATCGCTCCGGTAAAGGTCGGAGGATATGAAATCGAGGCATTGCAGAACCTTGAGGAGCAGATTGAGGATTTGAGAGACATCAATCCGGACTTGAGAATCAAGGCACTCATGACAATGCGACAGAAAAACAAGACCTCTCTTGAGGTGGAGGAATGGTTGAAAACAGAATCCGGATTTGACATGTTCGTCACACCGATTCGCCGTTCAATCGTTGCAGAGAAATCAACAACGGCGATGATTCCGCTCCCGAAATTTTCAAAGCGTGGGATTGTGTCTCAAGATTACAGATGCGTTGTGCATGAGTTGCTCAAGGAAATGGAGGGGTAAGGCATGGAAAACGAGACAATACATATCATTGAGAACATGGGCGAATGGCGACCTCGTTATGTAATATGGGAAAATGTGAAGAATGTGAAATCAAAGTACATGAGACCGAATTTTGACAGATACATGGTTGAAATGGAGCGGTTAGGATATACGAATAATTTCGAGGTACTGGATGCAAGAGAGTTCGGATTGCCACAGGCAAGAGAGCGAGTGTTCACGGTTTCTGTTCTGAATGGAGAAAGATTTGAGTTCGATGACCTTATAAGAACACCGATGCGAAATTTGCAGGAATTTCTTGAGGATGATGCAAGCGTTCCGGATGTCTACGATGTGACGCAACCGTCCGTCCTTGCGTGTATCGGAGAAAAAGGCATCCGCAGGGCAACGGTTATCACAGATTGTGCATATACCATCACGACAAGACAAGACCGGACACCTGCACAAGTCATTGACCGAGGCGGTGGACGTTATCGTTATTTGACCGAGCGTGAGTGTTGGCGATTGATGGGGTACACGGACGAGGATTTTGACAGGGCGAAAGCAGTACAGGAAAGAAACGGCAAGTATTACAAAGCATTATACGACCAAGCGGGAAACAGCATCGCCGTTCCGATATTCGAGAGCATATTCAGAAAAATAATTTTGCATGAGGTCGCATGAGACCGGAAAGAGAGGAAAAAGCATGGGAGACATTATCAAAACAGCACAGTGCAGGTTTTGCGGTCAGATGGTACAGATTGAGACCGACAAGGAACTGACGCAGCCACAAGCAGAGGAACAGGCAACAATGACATGTAACTGCACCGAGGCGGTCGAGTATCAGAAAGAGAAACAGAGGAAAGAAAAGGCAATGATGAATGTGTCTGCCTTGTTCGGAGAGAACGCAGCACCGGACAAGAGATGCGGTGAGGGCATTGTCAACATCTTAAAGGCAGCAGTCGAGGAGATTTACACCGGAGGACTTGCAAAAGTCACATTGAACCTCCGAGGGGGGGGCAAAGCATCAATTTCACAGAATGCAAAGGGTGAAATCAACGTCGAACGTACAGAGACAAAGAAACAGAAACTCACAGAGTAATAACAGGAGGTTGAACAGATGGCAGCAGGATTCAGCGTGAAAGACGCACTCAACAAGAACAGCAAAGCGGGGATTGATGAATCTCCGAGAGCGAGATTCCGGACAAAGGACATTTCAATTTTCAAGATGTACCGGAACGATATGAATTTTTACAGTGTAGAGCAGATTGAGGAACTGGCAGGAGACATCCTCATGTATGGGTTGAAACAGAACCTTGAACTTGTATATGCACCATGCGACAAGGGCGAATATAGAATCGTAGCAGGTGAAAGACGGTGGGAGGCTCTCAAGTACCTTGTGTCAAAGGGATATAAAGAATTTGAACTTGCAACCAGTAAATTGACAACGCCACAGGATAACGACGAGGAGCAGGTTGAAATCATTATTGCGAACGCATACCGTACAAAGACAACATCCGACATGATTGAGGAGGAAACACGCCTCAAGGCATCTCTTGAACGAATGAAAGCAGCGGGAAAGAAAATCAAGGGATATGACCTGCAATCCGGACGATTGAGGGATGTGATTTCCTCAATGCTGCATGTGAGCAAAACAAAGATTGCACAAATTGAGGCAGTCAACAACAATCTGATTCCGGAATGGAAAGAGGAACTCAAGGGAGAACGCCTCACATTTTCCGCAGCTTATGAATTGAGCGGTATGACAGCAGACGAGCAGCGGGAGGCACTGGGAAAATTCACAGAGACCGGAGAACTCACACACAAAGATGTGAAAGACATGAAAGCAGAAAAGGCAGCAGGGCAGCAGGTGTCAGAATCCGACACAGAGACAGAAATCGGCATGAACCCGCCGGAAGTGAGAGCGGGCGACGAATATGAGACATGCAACGTCAAAACCGGAACATGTACATCATGCGACCAGTACAAGAACCGTACAGAGGCATACAAGACCGACGAGCAGAGATATTCAGAGGAACAGGATGCAATCGACCGTGAGACAAAGAAAAAACTCCGTGAGATGGAACAGGAGGAGAAGATGCAGAAACTCCCGTCAACAGCACCGGAGGAAATAAAGACAATCAGAGTGTCGCAGGACAAATTCGAGGAATACACGGGAGAATATAGAAAACCGTACATGATAACAAAAGACGACGGATTCAAGGTCGGAAATGTCGTCAAATTAGTAGTATTTGCAGCAGGTAAAGCGACCGGAGAGACGGCAGACATGAGAATCACTTGCAAAGATGATGACATCACATGCAGTGGACTGTCAGACGGTTGGTGCGTTATCGGTTTAGGCGAGGCATAGAGGAGACAGAATGAGTCATAAACAGAGACACCCGTATTTGATGCAGATTGTATATATCATCAAATACAGATTGAAGAATTGGAGGAAATAAGTGAAAACAGTATATGTCAGAACAAAGACAAAAGACGAGGCAAGAAAGAGAGCGGAGTGGCTCTATATGATATTAAGGGATTACACTCCGGTTATTGCAGATTTGCACACATCAAAAGCACAGGTTGTGACTGAATCAATGGTTATCAAGTATGTTCCGGAAAACTACACAATGGACGGAATACGATGCGACATTGCAATCGGGTTCGGGCAATTAGGAAAAATCATCGCAACAGAGAACACCTGTGATAATTTGATGGACGAAAGAGAACTTGCAAAGTATATCGTTGACAATGAAACGATTTCAGAAAATGAAAATATCGAATGCAGGAGGTAAAAATCAATGAATGACATCAAAAGAGGCGAAATGTTCTATATCAGCAGAGGGGGGGCATCCTACAACGGGAGCGAACAACACGCAGACCGTCCGGCGGTAGTGGTTAGCAACAACAAGAACAATGAGAACAGCAATGTTGTTGAGGTTGTATATATGACTACACAGTCAAAAACAGACCTCCCGACACATGTGACAATAAGGTCAACAGGCAGAATCAGCACGGTATTGTGTGAGCAGGTCTATTCAGTATCAACGGAGCGTGTAGGAACATACATCGGAGAGTGTACAGACAAGGAAATGGAGAACATCGACATTGCTCTCATGATTTCCTTGCAGCTTGACGGCAACATGAAAACCTCAAAGAAATACAATGAGACAATCAAAGAACAGCAGGAGGAAATCGACAGTCTCAAGAAAGAAATTGAGATGTTGCAGCAGGAGCATGAGGACGCAATCGCAGAGATTGAACAGGATGCAGCAGTCTATGTTGAGGAAAACAAGAAGATTGCAAACCCGGAAAAGACAGAGGACACAATCAGATTACAGACAGAAAGAGACACATACAAGACCATGTATGAACAGTTACTCAACAGATTAGTGAATGGAGGAGCAGCATGAACAAAAGCGAATTAAAAGCAATATTTATCAATGCAAAGGCAACAGATGCGAAATACATCGGTGTGAGCATTCAGACAGAGGGCAGCAGTCAACCGGAAATTATCATCAATCCGAATGCGAATTTTGATGCGAAATTTGACTATTACATGGAGGCATACGACGACGATTTGATTCTGATTGCAGCAAAGGGCAAAAAGGACATCAGAATCACGGCAGCAGGGCAAGGAAACCGTTTCGAGGATATTGAATGTCAGTTATTAGGAGAGCGGGGCAAGGGTTGGAAAGAACTCATTGCAGGAGCGATTGACAATGCGTATGAGAAAATGATTGCAACCACACCTCCAACGACAGAGGAGGAACAGACCCATTGTGAAATGATAAAAGAGGCAGTCAAGGGAATGCTCATCAATGAGAGCAGGACGGCAGCAGAGGCAGAGTTCATCAAGACACACATTGTCGACTATGAGAAAATATTCGATGTGTGCATGAATGGTGATGACCTTGAGTTCAAAAAAGGACTTGTCAGATTGCAGAAAATGCAAAATGAATATGTTATGCAGCGGGAAAATGACTGATAGAGAAAAAGAGGCGTTCATCGGCGGGATAGAATTTGCGAGAGACTGGAATCTCGACATCCCGCCGGATGATTTGCGTTTATACGAGAGATTGATTCAAGAAAGGACAAAAAAGAGAATGAACAAAGTCATATTGATGGGTAGGTAGGCTCACAAGAGACCCGAATGTAAGATATACACAGCAGAACGGTTCACAGGAATCCATGTGTGTGGCACGTTATACACTGGCAGTCGACCGGAGAGGTGCAAGAGACGGGCAACAGTCGGCAGATTTTATCTCATGCGTGGCATTTGGGAAAAACGGCGAGTTTGCGGAAAAATATCTGAAACAGGGAACAAAAATTGTTGTTACTGGCAGGATTCAGACAGGCTCATACACCAACAGAGACGGGCAAAAGGTATATACGACGGATGTTGTGATTGAGGAACAGGAATTTGCAGAAAGTAAGAAAGCAGCAGGAGAACAGGCAGAAAATGCCGGATATTCAGACACAGGAGACGGATTCATGAACATTCCGGACGATGTCGACGGCGAATTGCCTTTTATGTAAGCGAAAAGGAGGGTTGTGATAATATGGGAATCTTAAAAGGCATAATTGACCGATTTCGGGCGATGGGAAAATCAGAAAAAGAGATTTCGAGCATTATCGAGACGGCAGCAGACAAAGCGACCGCAAATCCGGATGTCACGAAACCGGAAAAACCGAAAAAACCGGAAATTAAGATTGAAACAACAGCAGAGGCGTTCGTTGAGGCAGTCTTGCGAACAGGAACGACTTTGCAACAGGCAAAAACGGCAATTTTGAAAATGAGCAGTTTGAGAGATGCGAAAAATCGCAAAAACACGAATAACTGGCGTAAAATGCACGGTCTGCCTATGAGAAGAAAGCAGAAAGCGAGGAAAAAGCATGAAAGAGGAAAAGGAGCAGACGGTCATTGAAAAAACCTTGCTATATCTTGAGAATTATCGTGAAATGGAACGATATATCAATGAGGCGGTATCAGAGACCTCTCAAGTGCCGGATATAGGCAAATACAACATATCAGCAGAAAAGGCGTTCCTGCAATCGGTCAGAGAGTGCCGTGCAGAGACGGTCATTCTGTTTGAACACTTGAAAAAGGCTCTTGCATCGCTCAAGGAAGATGCAGAGGCAGAAGGGGAGGGGCACAAATACGACACTCTTGAGGCGGTCTATATAAAGGGCATGTCATACGAGGATATAGTGAGGGAGACAGGATGCGGACGCAACTCACCGAAAAAGTGGTGCAGGGTGATGATTCAGAGGTTGTCAATCAAGTTATTCGGTGCAAAAGCGATTGAAAATGATAAAAACGGAGTAAAAACAGGGTGAAATGAGGGTGAAAACAGGGGTAAAAAGTGGGTGAACAAAAGACAAAATAAACGTGATAATATGTTAGCGTGAACAGTTGAGACGAGCGATTGCAGATATGCAGTCGCTTTTTTCTTGCCTGTTTGCCCTCCTGTTATATGCGGGTGGGATATACACAGTCATGTGCATAACTGCCCGCCTCTTGTGGATAACACAGCAGGAGAACACAGCAAGAGAGGAGAACACAGATGCTATTGAAATCATGCAGGTGTGGGAAGTTGATTCCGCAGTCAATGAAGATGTGCGAGAAATGTGAGCAACGGCAGCAGTCGAGGCACATGATATACAACAACACACGGCGAGACAAGAGAGCAGCCGAGTTCTATGTGTCAAAGGAATGGCGGGCGATGCGGGAGCGTATCATTGAGGTCTATGACAACGTGGATATATACGCATTGTATGTCGAGAATGAACTACTCACATGCGAACCAGTACACCACATAGTTGAACTTGAGGACGACTGGGAACAACGCTTGAATCCGTTCAACCTCATACCTCTCAACCATAAGACACACAACACAATCACTGCTCTGTATAAGCAGAGCAAAGCGAGCATGAGAGCAACACAGAAACAGTTGAGGTCACTGATTGAGTACCACTTTCGAGAGGCAGGGGGATATAAAAAAGTTTTGTGCGATTCATTTCTAGTCGCACCCCCTCTTTTGTTTGGAGAAAACTCCCCACGGGAATTTCAGCAGAAAGGTACATCCGAAAGAGGTGTCAGAATGTGACACAAAATCACTGAAATGTTGACGGAAAGGGGGTTTGTTGCTACATGGCAGGACAGAGACAACCCACGGATTTGGTTGTTATGAACGGGCGAAAACACCTCACAAAAGCAGAAATTGAGGCACGAAAAAACGCCGAGGTTGTAGCACCGAACGACAAAGTGAAACCTCCGTCATATTTGACACCGGAGCAAAAGAAAAAGTTCCGGAAGATTGCGAAAGAATTACTTGAAATCAAACTGATTGCGAATGTTGACTGCGATGCACTGGCGAGATTGCTCATTGCACAAGACCAGTACATCGAAATCACGCAGCAAATCAGAGCAACTCCATTGATGGAGGATGTTCCGGTATATGAGACAAAGACGAATCCGGACACGGGAGAAAAAGAACGTGTGCAGGTCGGTACAAGGCAGGTCGTGAACGGTGAACGTGAGCGTCTCATGATTATTCAAGACCGCTGCATGAAACAGTGCAGACAGGGAGCATCGGATTTCGGGTTGACAGTCTCCTCACGCTGCCGTTTGGTCGTACCGAAACCACAGCAGCAAAAGCCGGAGAATAAATTTGCGAAATATGCAAATTAAGGTATGGCGAAAGCAGGAGAAACACAAGACCGCTGCACACAATACGCCCTTGATGTTGTTTCGGGCAAGATAACAGCCGGAGAATATGTCCGACTTGCATGTCAAAGACACCTCGACGACATTGAGAAATCGAAAGCAGCACCGTACAAATACTATTTCGACGTTGAAAAGTCAGAGGAAATCATCAATTTCGCAGAGGAATTGACCATTGCAGAGGGCGAAGAAAACGAGCATGTGACCGCATATCCGTTCCAGTGCTTTATTTTAGGGTCGCTCAACGGGTGGAGAACAAAGGAAAAATCATACAGACGGTTCAGAACGTCTTATGTGCAATTAGGCAGACAGAACGGAAAATCGTTCATCAACGGTATTTTGGCATGTTATTACGGGAATTTTGACGGGTACAAGTACGGAAAAATCTTTTGTACGGCTACCAAGCAAGACCAAGCGAACATTGTTTTTGACGAGGTCGCAAAATTCATCAATTCGGACGAGGATTTGTCGGAATGGTTCAAAGTGCATGACCACAACCACACGATTGACTGTCTGTTGACACATTCAGAAATCAAAGCGTTGTCCGGTGATACAAAGTCACTTGACGGACACCGTGCGTATTTGGGAATTGTTGACGAGTATCACGCACACAAGACGAATCAGATGTACAAGCTGCTTGAGGGAGGTATTAAGAAACTCAAGTCGGCGTTGATTTCGGTCATCACGACAGCAGGGTTCGACCTCAAATCACCCTGTTATAAATTGTATGAATATTGCTGCAATCTGTTAAAGGGTGTTTTTGAAAACGACAGTCAGTTCGTATATATCGCACAGATGGACGAGCATGACGACAGATATGTTCCGGAGAACTGGATAAAAGCGAACCCGATTCTTGAATTTGACAGGGATGCTCTTGAAAACCTCATACCGATTGCACATACCGCCCGTGATATGGGCGGGGAGGACTTGAGAGATTTCCTCGTAAAGCAGTTAAACATGTGGATGCAGTGGTCAAATTCACTGTATATCAAGGACATCGCAAAATGGAAAGCATGTGCCGTTCTGAAATCGCTCAAGAATTTCAGAGGGTCAAAATGTTATGTCGGGGTCGACCTGTCATCCGGAGGCGACTTGACATCAATCGCAATCGTGATTCCGTTCATGATTGACGGAATAAAGAAATATTTTGTACACACACATTCGTTCATTCCGTCCTCAAGGGTGGACGAACACATCAAGACCGACAAAGTACCCTATGACGTATGGATTGAAAAAGGTCTTGTGACAGTGACCGAGACACTGGGAGGAATAAAGACAGATTACAAATACATCATCAAATATCTTGAGGATTTGGTGAAAGAATACGACCTCAAACCGCAGTTGATTTGTTATGACCCGCACAACGCATCAGCGTTCCTATCAGACCTTGAGGCATTGGGATTCGATTCAATCTCTGTCACACAGACAGCGAAAGAGTTGAACGATGCGACGGTTGATTTCAGACTTGAGATTTTGGCGGGCAATGTGGAAATCGAGGGAATGGAGGTCGGAAAAGAGGGAAACAAGATAGTTGTTCCGGTCGACAGTCTGCTTGTTTGGTCGATTGCGAACGCAAAGACCATTTCAAACAACTACGGCGAAATAAAGATTGATAAGGACATCACGACAGAACGAATCGACCCGATTGACGCTATCATCGACGCATGGAAACACGCAATGAAAGAGGAATACCGTCCGGACGTGAACGAAACTGTCAATGAATGGCTTGAGCAATATGAAAAATACATGAAGAAAGGCGGTGAGAAATAAATGAATCCGTTTCAGAGATTAGGAGTAAAAATTTCAAATTGGTGGAGAGGCGAACCACAGAACGACGGAGGGAAAATGACATTGAACTCACCGTCGTTCCTTGAGCGAATAGGATTGAAAAGAAAAGGAAAACCGACATCAGAGGTCACATATTTCACTTGTCTCAAGATGCTGTCGGAGACCCTTGCGAAAATGCCTATCAAATATTATCAGAAAACGGACAAGGGAATCATTGAGGCAGAGGCGACAGATACATCGAAACTGCTCTCAAAAAGACCGAATCCGTTCATGACACCAACAACATTTTGGAACACGGTTGAAATCAACCGCAACCATTACGGAAACGGCTATGTGTATATGAGAAAGAAGTTTGACCGAAAGAAATTCGGCGGTGAAATAAAAATCGTTGATTTGTGGGTCATGCAGTCAAATTGTGTGCAGATAGTCGTTGACGATGCAGGGATATTCGCAGGAGTGGGGCGTTTGTGGTACGTCTACACAGACCCGACATCCGGTCGTCAATATGTGTTCAGCACGGACGAGGTGATGCATTTCAAAACATCATTCAGTTTCGACGGAATCACAGGACTACCAGTGCAGCAGATTTTGAGAGACACGGTTGCAGGTGCATCCGAATCACAGGCGTTCATGAATAACTTGTATGAGAGTGGTCTGACAGCAAAAGCAACACTCGAATACACGGGAGAGTTGAACGAAAAGGCAAAAGAGGCACTTGTCAAATCGTTTGAGGAGTTCGGCAGCGGGGCAAAGAATACAGGAAAAATTCTGCCTGTTCCGTTAGGAATGAAACTCACGCCCCTCGACATCAAACTGACTGATTCACAGTTCTTTGAACTGAAAAAATATAATGCCCTGCAAATCGCCGGAGCGTTCGGAGCGAAACCGAATCAAATCAACGACTATTCAAAGTCGTCATATAGTAACAGCGAAATGCAGCAGTTATCGTTCTACGTTGACACAGAACTGTTCATCATCAAGCAGTATGAGGAGGAAATCAATTTCAAAATGCTGCCGGATGAAGATGCAGACGACGGATATTATTACAAATTCAACGAAAAAGTATTATTCCGAACCGATTCAAAAACACAGATGGAATATTTGAGAAACGCTGTCAATGGAATGATTATGAAACCGAATGAGGCAAGACGTAAACTCGACATGGAAGATGCGGAGGGAGGCGATGTCCTACTTGCGAACGGTAGCATCGTACCGTTGACGATGGCGGGTGCAGCATATTTGAAAGGCGAATCCGAACAGGAGAACGCCGATGAACCGGAACAGCCGGAGGAAGAAACAGAGCCGGACACAGAGCAGCCGGACACAGAAACAGAACCGGACGAAACCGACGAGGCAGAGGACGAGGATGAACAGGAGGGAGGTGAATAATCATGCCAAAAAAGAGACGTTTTGATTTTACAAAGAAGAATAAACGCAGCGGGAAAGTTGAAAATGTCGGATATTTGGATTTAGAGCAGGACGAGGAGCAGAGCAGATGTTCCTTGTATTTCTACGGTGACATTGTATCAGCGACATGGGAATCCATGTGGTACGAGGAGGACAGATGTCCGCAGGACATCGCAGATTTCCTCAACCAGTTAGATGGATATGAGGACATTGACATCTATTTCAATTCCGGCGGTGGAGATGTATTTGCAGGACTGGCAATCTACAACCAGTTAAAGCGATATGACGGACACAAAGTCGGATATGTTGACGGAATGGCTGCATCCATTGCATCAGTCATCATGTTTGCATGTGACGAACTGCATTTTGCAACAGGTGCTCAAGCAATGATTCACAAACCGTTGTGCATGGCATACGGAAACGCAGATGATTTCAAGGCAGTCATAAAACAGTTGAATCTCTGCGAGGATTCAATTCTTGATGTCTACATGGAGCATGTGCAGGAGGGTGTCACAAGAGACAAAATTCAATCTCTCATGAGCAATGAGACATGGTTCGACAGTAAGAAGATGCAGCAGTATTTCAATGTTGAAATCGAGGAAAAGGCAGCAGTTGCAGCGTGTGCATCTGACTTTTTCGAGAAATACAACAATATTCCGGAGGCACTCAAGGGAATCGACACAAAGGACATTGTCGATGCGGTAATTGCGGAATTGGAAAACCGGAACAATGCAGCAGCAGAGGCAGAGAAACAGAGAATCGAGGCAGAAAAGCAGCAGATTCTTGATGATTTATACCTTTATGGTATGTAAGAAATGGAGGACAGAAAGTCATGAATAAGGAATTACAGAAGTTATTAAAGCAGATTAACGACAAGAAAAATGAAGTCAAGAGCCTTGTGAACGATGGAAAACTCGACAAGGCAAGAGCAGCAAAGGAGGAACTCGTAGAATTACAGAACAGATTCGACCTCCTCTATGATTTGGACGAGGACGAGCAGGACGGCATCGAGAACAAGGTCAAGGATGGAACTGCAAAGCAGGTCGGCGGGGATGTCAAGCCGGACAAAAAGAACATCGTGAAATCATTTGTCAACATTGTCAAAGCCGGATTCCTGCACAAAGAGGCAGACGAGGCAGACATCAAGGTGTACAAGGATGCACTCACATCCGACACAACCGCAGGAAGTGAGGGAGAGGTCGGAATCGGCGTGACAATTCCGGAGGACATCAGAACAGACATCATCGAGTTACGTCGTTCATCCGACAACCTTGAACAGTATGTCAATGTCGAGGGCGTAACAACTAAGACAGGAACACGAAACATTGAGCTTGATGCAGAATCAACACCATTTGACAATGTTGACGAGGCTGAGGATTTTCCGGAGATGGACGAACCGGAATTTTTACCGATTGAGTACAAGGTAAAGAAAAAGGGTGGAATCCTCAAGATGACAGCAGAGTTACTTGAGGACACAGCATCCAACATCATGGCATACATCAACAAATGGATTGCCAAGAAAACAAAGGCAACCCGTAACGCAATGATTCTCAAGGTACTCAACGAGATGACAAAAGGGAAAGAGGTCACAGTCGAGAACCTTGACAGCCTCAAGGACATTTTCAATGAGCAGTTAGACCCTGCAATCGCTGACAATGCAGTTGTTATCACAAATCAGAGCGGTTTCAACTACCTTGACAAGTTAAAGGATAAAGACGGCAACTATATTTTACAGAAAGACCCGACACAGCAGACAAAGGGAAAGATGCTTTTCGGTGAATATCCTATCATCAAATTATCAAAGAAAACTCTTGCATCCGAGAAGATTATGAACACCGATGGTCACACAATCGACGGGTACAAGCATCCTATTTTCTGCGGTGACTTAAAAGAGGCAGTCACACTCTTTGACAGAAATGTCCTCACAATCGACCTCAATGACAAAGGTGCGGGTTTATGGGATAAGGACATGACCGGAATCAAGGTGCGTGACCGTTTCGATGTGCAGCCTGTTGACAAGGGAGCGGTCATCAAGGGTCAGATTACAGAAGTTATCAACGGGTAATATGGCAGCAGGGCGGTGAATCCGTCCTGCTATTGAAAGCAGGTGAGAACATGACGGATGAAGAAAAAGAGAAGTACAGAGGCGGTCTGATTGCTACATGCAAGACATATTGTCACATCGACTATGATGACGACATCGAAATCCTTGAATTGATGTTTGACACGACACTGGATGAAATGACGGAACTGATTCCGAATTTCGACCGGAACAACCTCACAAGCCGTCAAAAACTGCTTGCATTTATGTCCGTGAAAGAACTGTACGACAACCGTGACAAGTACCGGAGCGACACGAAAACGCTCTCTGCTGCCGTTTCCTCCATGCTATTGAAAGAAATATACGGAGGTGCAGCAGAATGACAGGCAGAATCAAGATAATTCGCAAGACAACAAGCGTTGTTGATGGCAGACGGCAGCAGGAGGAACAGGATTTTTTCTCATGTTGGTGCGATGTCAAGAGTTTGGGAACAAACGAGAAATACAATGCGTTGCAGATAGGTCTTGAGAACACGATTGTGTTTGAAACAAGAGCCTGCGACAAGATGGAGGAAATCAGATTGAATCTGAAAGAGTTCTATGCAGTGTATAAAGGCGTTGAGTTCAAGATATATGATGCGTGTCCGATGTTCACAGACGACAGGAAATATCAGTTGAAATGCAGAGCGGGAGCGTAGTGTCATAATCTGACACCGGAGGTGATGCAGTGAAAATTGAGATGGAATTTCAAGGCTTGAAAGAACTCATGAAAGCATTTGAGGACGCAGCAAGCGACGAGGACATAAAAGAGGTCAATCAAAAGATTGTAAAGCAAAGCGAACCAGTCGTGAAAAACATCATGTCCGGCAAGATTCCGAAATCTGCGGACATTAAATTGTCCGGTCGAGGATTTGGTTCAAAGTCATCCGTGACATCACATGCAGCGGACAGCATACCACTAGGAGCGGTCAAGGTGAAAGACACCGGAGCGTCTGCGGATGTTGGATGGGAAAAGTCGGACAACAGCGAACATTTTTATGTGAAATTCATAAACTGGGGAACTATCTATCGCCCGCCTCAAGAATTTATCTATGCAACAGGGCGTGAGGCAGATGCGGAACTGCAAAAAATCGCAGAACAGGAATATCAATCATATTTAGACAACACATTGAAATGAGGTGAGAGCATGAGCAGCAGTCCGGACATCATCAAAGATGCATCCGACGCATTGAAACCAATATCAGACAGGAGAATCATTGTGATGCAAGGATGGTATGACAAAAACATCCATGACAGACATGTGACATTGTGGGATTTGGGAGAAAACGACGAGAATTTTTCGGACGACGATGCAGAGGGAGTGACGCTGTCAGTGCAGGTCACTATATTTTCAGAGAATGACGAGGTTGAACTTGCGAGGGAAATCAAGTCACTCATGAAAGAAAATGATTTCTCATTTGACGGCAGGAACGGAGACGATTCAAAGCCGGAGGACGGAATCTATATGAAAGCACAAAGGTTTTCAAAGTTTTATGAAATGGAGGAATAGACATGAGCGAAACAGTAACACAGGTTAGCGACACAGAACAGAAGATTGTGAGGAGTAGAACTTGCGGTTGTAGAGATTTCTACATCGCAAAACTCACACAGAACGATGCGAAAGCATACGTTGCAGAAACTCCGGTCAAACTGGCAAGAGCAATCAAAGCAAAGGTTGACGAAAAGTGGAGTTCTGAAAAGATTTACTCTGACGATGGAACAGAGGAAGTCATCAATTCCTATGAGGGAACAGAAATCGAACTTGAGGTCAATGCACTTGCACCACAGGACAGACAGATTCTTTTCGGTCAGTTATACGAGAACGGTTTTCTTGTAAAGACTGCGGATGACAAAGCACCGGAGGTCGCTGTCGGATGGAGAGAAAGAAAACTCAACGGAAAGTATGATTTCAAATGGTTATACGCCGGAAAGTTTGCAGAGGGCATCAGTGAGGAGGCAAGCACAAAAGAGGGCAAATTGTCTCCGACAACAAAGAACATCAAGGGTTCATTCTATGAGAGAAGTCTTGACAATGCGTATGAGATTTCGGTCGATGAATCAAATCTTGTGAAAGAGAACACAAAGGCAGCAGAAGCAATCAAGAGTTGGTTTTCAAAGGTGCAGGAAAAGAACGACGCAGCAGCGTAACAAGGGATATATAACAGGAGGATAAACCATGAAAAGAAAAATCATCATCAGCAACAAAGAGTTCACAATGCCGAAAATGTCGATTGATACATACACGGAGTATCTCGATATTGCGGAGCAGATTGACACACATCCGAGATATACAAAACAGGACATTGAAATAATGGAGATGTTTGTCTGCAAAGCATACGGAAACCAGTTCACCGTTGAGGAATTAAAGAATCCGGAGACCGGACTTGATGCAGCAGGTTTGATTCTTGAGTTCCAGTTCATCGACATGGGAATTGCAGACGAACTCACCAAGAGAATGGAGAACATCGAGAAAAATTTTCAGAATGGCAAGTGATACCCGAAATCGAGGTCACTTGCAGAGGTGAGAGACTTTTCATCAATTCCGTAACGGTAGAACAATATAAAAAATACATCAGTCTCATGGAAAAGAATGACACGGAGAAATTCTCCGGAGTGATGTTTTTCAACAAAAAGATAATGCAGGAGATGTTCGGGAATGAATTGTCGCTTGCAGCAGTCGGGGAGATTGATGCAGTTGAATTTCTAACGGCAATCAAGACGGTTCATTTCATCATGCAGAACATTGTTGCAGAGAAGATGTTGAGCATTGTCGAGGTTGAGCAGGTGGAAAAAGAGGCATCCGCATTCGATGACTACGACCGTGAAAACGGATATGAGGACGAGGATGAACAACCGGAGGAAAATCAATGGAAAGTCTGCGGGGAAATTGTTGACCGTGTTGTAAAAATTGCGATTCGGCTATTGAAAAACTCATACAGTCAATGCATGAAAGAGAACATTGTCACGTTGTTGGACTACTTAAAATTTGAATTAGATACAATCAACGAAAATCAGTAAGAGAGGAGGCGACCGAATGGCTTATACAAGCGTCAAAATATCGGCAGATTCGAGCAGTTACCAGTCACAAATGAAATCGGCAGCAGCACAAATGAAAGTCCTGTCTGCGGAATATACGACGGCAGCAACGAAAGCAAAGTTGTTCGGTTCGGAAACAGACAGCCTCAAGGCAAAAGCCGAATCGCTCACTCAAAAAATCACGGTGCAAAAGAACATCGTGCAGTTGAACAGTGAGCAGCAGGAGAAGTTGACAAAGAAACTGTCAGACCAAAAGACAAAGCAAGAGGAACTCAAAACAAAGATTGATGCTGCAAAAGAGGCTTATGAGAAATCGACAGCAGAGACCGGAAAGAACTCCGAACAGTCAAAGGCACTCAAAGAGGAACTTGACAAGTTAGAGAAAGAGTTTACCGCAAATGAGACAGCAATCGGAAAGACGGAGACCGCACTTGCGAATCAGACAGTAAAGACGGAAAAGTCAAAAACTGCTCTCATGAACATGGAGGCAGAACTAAAAAATGTTAATGACCAGTTGAAAGATAATAAACTTGAAAAATTTGCGACTGCTTGCGATACGGCAGGAACAAAGATGGAGAGTTTCGGAAAGAAAATGTCGGTTGTCTCTGCCGGAATTGCGGGCATTGGTGCAGCATCAATCAAAGCATTCACGGAACTCGACGAGGGTTATGACACCATAGTGACAAAGACCGGAGCAACCGGAGAGGCACTTGAGGGATTGACAAAGTCTGCGGATAATGTTTTCGGAACAATGCCGGAGGATATGTCAACGGTAGGCGAGGCAATCGGAGAAGTCAACACAAGATTCCACACAACAGGAACGGAACTTGAAAAGACCTCAAAGCAGTTCGTACAGTTTGCATCAATCAACGGAACAAACGTCACACAGTCAGTTGACCAAGTTGACAAAATCATGAAAGCATGGAACGTCGATGCATCACAGACAGGAAACCTGTTAGGATTGCTCACAGCAAAGGCACAGAAAACAGGAATCTCTGTTGATACATTAGAGGGATATGTCCTCGACAATAACGCACAATTCAAAGAAATGGGATTGTCGTTGCCTCAAGCAATCAATTTAATGGCTCAATTCGACGCAAACGGTGTTGATTCAACTCAAGCAATGGCGGGTCTGAAAAAAGCATTACAGAACGCCACATCAGAGGGAAAATCAATGGACGAGGCGTTGTCAGATACTATCGGCAGCATCAAGAACGCAAAGACAGAGACCGAGGCGATGCAGATTGCAACGGAATTGTTCGGAAAAAAAGGTGCTGCGGAAATGACAAAGGCAATTCGTGAGAACAGAATTGACCTCACCAGTCTTTCGTCATCAATGGAGGAATACGGTTCAACAGTCGAGGACACCTACAACGGAACACTCGACCCGATTGACAATGCAAAGGTTGCAATGAACAACGCAAAACTGGCGTTGTCAACACTGGCATCCACAGCACAGACATCCGCAGCACCTATGATTGAAAAATTGACCGGAAAGATTCAAGAGTTGACAAAATGGTTTACGTCGCTCTCTCCGGCACAACAAGAAACAGTCCTCAAAGTTGGTCTTGTGGTTGCTGCTATCGGTCCGTTGTCAATCGGATTCGGAAAAGTGGCAAAGGGAATCTCCGACACGGTAACGACCGGACAGAAATTTGCGTCCGGAGCTGCAAAGATAATCGCAAAGATTACGGCAAAGACAGCAGCCACGGCAGCAGGAACGGCAGCATATACATCATCAACGGCAGCCACAGCAGCCGGAACGGTCGCAACAACAGCACACACAACAGCAACAACAGCAGCAACAGTCGCAACGACGGCGTTTGGAGTAGCATTGAAAGTGTTGCAAACTGTCGGAGTGGTTGCAATTATCACGGCAATTATTGCGGGAATAGTCCTATTGATAAAAAACTGGGATAAGGCAAAAGAAGCCGTGACAAAATTGTGGTCGCATATAAAGGAAAAATTCAATGCAATCAAAGAGACCATCACGGGAGCATTCACGAAAGCGAAAGAGGCGGTCACAAATAAGGTCAAGGAAATCGGTGACAGCATAAAAAACAGCACAATAGGACAAGCAGCCTCGAAAGTATTCAACGGCGTAAAGGACACAGTTCATAATGTCATGTCGGCAGCGACCGAAACGGCAAAGGAAAAACTGGGGAACATGAAAACCGCCTATGAAGAAAACGGAGGCGGTATCAAGGGCGTTGTCGCTGCCGGATGGGAGGGAATCAAAGGATATTATTCAGCAGGATTCACATTCGTTGATAATTTATCCGGAGGAAAACTCTCTGAAATCAAATCAAAATTCTCTGAAAAGACATCGGAAATCAAAACAAAGGTTTCCGATGGTTGGGAAAATATGAAAACTACCGTCACGACAAAAATGACGGAATGGAAAACCAACGCATCGAACAAACTGAATGAAATCAAGTCAAATTTTTCGACAAAGGTTTCAGACATCAAGTCCAATGTCTCGACAGGTTGGGAGAATATGAAAACTACCGTCACGACAAAAATGACGGAATGGAAAAATAATGCAACGAATAAATTGACGGAAATCAAATCCGGATTCTCCTCAAAAGTTTCGGAGATAAAATCAAAATGGTCGACTGATTTCACGAATATAAAGGACAAAGCGACCTCCCTCATGGAAACAGCAAAGTCCAATGTGTCAACAAAACTCGACCACATGAAATCCGCATACAGTGAAAAAGGCGGGGGAATCAAGGGAATTGTGTCTGCTACGTTTACGGGCATAAAAGACACAATGAACTCTCTCATGGGTACGGCGAACACTCTGACAGGTGGAAAACTTGACAGCATCAAATCGGCATTCTCAAGCAAATTAGCGAGTGCGAAATCGACCGCATCGTCTGCGATGGAGAGCATCAAATCATCATTCTCCTCAAAGATGGAATCCGCACACGGAGCGGTGACAGGTGCGTTGTCAAGAATCAAATCGGCGTTCAATTTCAAATGGTCATTGCCACACTTGAACCTGCCTCATATTAGCGTGAGCGGAGGGAAAGCACCATACGGAATCGGAGGAAAGGGTTCACTCCCGTCATTCTCGATTCAGTGGTATAAATCCGGCGGTATCATGACAAATCCGACTGTGTTCGGAATCAACGGCAGCAGCCTCATGGTAGGAGGCGAGGCAGGCGACGAGGCAATCTTGCCACTTGCAGAATTTTATAACAAATTGAACAACATCCTCGACAAGAAACTGGATGCAGTTCAAAAATCAAATATTGTGTATGTGACGAATCACACATACATCGACGGAGACGAGGTTGCAAGCAGAACCGTGTCAAGGGTTGATGCACAGATGGTCACAGACAAAAGGAAAGGGAGGTAAAACAAGGCGATGAAGATAAACGGAACAGACATCAGAGCGTACAACGCAAAGCAGTTGACCGCCGATGTGCAGCCTCCCTCTTTTGCTAATTCATACGAATGGTTGACGGGTGCAGCACTGCCGACGGAATTTGAGACAGAGGTTCAGATGGGTCATTTGAAACTGTCAATATATTTCAAAGGCAAGGACAGGAACAACATCATCCGTGCTGCATCGGAGTTCATGAGTAATTTCACAAAGGCTTGCAAGATGGAACTTGACGGCTACAAAGGAACATATATCGGATTCATCACATCAAATGACTATGAAAAAAAGAATGTGAAACAGAGGTACGTTGTAAACCTTGAATTTGACGGCTTTTTCGTCGATGACGACCTCTCAATCACATTCGACGGGAAAACCTCTACATCGTTCTATAAAGTGGGTACAAGAGACGCTCCGTGCGTTGTGGAGGTATATGCAAAGAGTGCCTTGACGAATTACACAATCACCGGACTGGGAGAGGATGACATCATCATTGAGAGTTTGGCAGCAGGAAAGACGGTTGTGATAGATGCAAAGACAGGACTTGTGACAATCGACGGGGCAAATGCATTCGACAAGGTGAACATGTGGACGTTTCCGGTATTAAAGACCGGAGAAACAGCACTCACATTCTCCAACACAAAGGCGAGAGTGACTATCAGATACACGCCTATGTGGATTTAGGAGGTGAGAGCATTGCAGATTTTTAACGACAAAAAGAAAAGAATCGGAACATTGTCCGGATTCAAGGACAGGGAAATCACCACGACACTGGATTCCGGAGACAAAGAGTTGTCGTTCAGTTATCCGGCAGCGGGAGCGTTGGTTGACCTGTTAAAAGAAGAATATTATATACACACCAAAACGGACGAATATGTCATCAAAGCGGTTGAAAAGGGAGAACAATTCAACAAATACACAGCAGTTCTCAATGTCGAGGAGTTGGAGGGAACAGCGTTCCCGTATGGTTTTGAATCACAGGAGCAGACAATCAAGGCATGTCTTGAGTTTGCATTTGAGGGTACGGGATGGCATGTCGGAATATGTACCGTCACAAAGAAAAGAACCATCGACGAGCAGGAGAGTGTCACCGCATGGGATGTCCTGCAAAAGTGCCTCACAACATACCGCTGCGAGTACATCATCCATTCACTGACAAAGACAATCGACATATATGACCGGATAGGCAGCGACAAAGGGTGTTATTTCATGGAGGGGTTGAACCTCCGGAAAATATCATTGAAGTCGGACACATACGATTTTTACACAAGAATCTATCCGATAGGCAAGGACGGCATCACACCGGAATGGTTGACCGGAAAAGATTACATCGACAATTTTCAGTACAGTTCCAAAATCAAGGCGTATGTTTGGAAAGACGAAAGATATACCAATACCACAAGTCTGATTGAGGATGCGACAGCAAAGATTGAGGAAATGTCAAGACCATACAAGGCATACACCGCAGAGGTGGTCGACCTTGCGAAAGCGTCAGAGGAATACAAAGACATTCTCTCATACGGAATCGGAGACACGGTCACACTTGTGTCAAAGAAAACGAGGACGAGGGAAAAGCAGAGGATTGTCAAAATCACAGAATATCCGGAATCGCCGGAAAAGAACACGGTTGAGATTTCCAATGCGAGAAAGACATTCGCAGAGATTCAGAAAGAGGAGACGGCAGCAGCCACAGAGGAGGCGGTCTCCATCTCCAACAGGGCAACCAAGAAAGTCCTTGAGAACTATTCGACCACGGAGGAGATTGAAACCAAAATCACGGCATCGAAAGAGGCAGTCGAGGCAGGTGTTGCCTACACTCTGAAAAATTATTATACATCCGTGCAGATGGATTCCTTGATAAAAGCCACGAAAGAGGAGATTTCTCAAGAGGTAAAGCATGTTGAGGAAAACTCAATGCACAACTATGTTGTGAATGGAGACTTTTCAAACGGACTTGATGATAATTGGTACAACAGCAATGAGACGAACAATGCCGTGATGGATGTGTCCGGATTGGGAACGGTTGCGAAGATTTTGAAAACATCAACGACCAGTTCCTATATACGGCAAACACTGGGAAAGTTACCTGCGGGAACGTACCGTGTGAGATATAAGGCAGCAACAGCAGCAGGGTACGAAAACACGGCAAGGGTGCAGGTGGGGGCGTTGGGAAGTTATTCAACGACATCCTCCGGAACGCTAAAGAGCAAAGAGTTCACGACGATTGAACGTGAAATCACGGTATCAGAGGGAACGAAATATATTTACATTTACGCATACACACAGAACGCACCCGTGTATATCACAGATATTGAGGTATTAGGATTGTATTCATTGTATGCGGATGCAAAGATTCAAGTGACTGCGGAGGAAATAACCTCCGAGGTCAACAAAAAAGTGAACAGCGATGATTTCGGAACACTAATCACACAGAACGCATACAATGTCCGAGTTGCATTCAATAACGGCAGTTCGTACATGCAGTTTGATTCAACCGGAATCACAATGTACACCGGAACGATTACGGATAACCAAAAAAGAACACGATTTGACTACAACGGAACTCATTTCTATCGTGACGGATATTATGTCGGAAAAATCGGAACGAACACGATGAAAGACAACGACAGTCAGAGAGGACTTGTTTTTGATATTGAGTACAACACTGCGTATATGTCATGGTCAAATAAAGAATCGCAGAATGCAGATGTGTACACGATGAAATGGTCGTACTGCACACAGCAGTGTGGAAATTACGAGGCGAACATGCTACATGCAGGGGCAGACATCAACATGCATTTCTTCACATTAAGGAATGTAAGTTTTGAGGATGGCTCAATAAGCGGAACGCTAACATTCAAACAACCTTTAGAAGTAGGCAGCGACGGGAAACTGACAAAGTGGTCAACGGCGACGCTTGAGTTCAAAAGAGGAATATTAGTGTCCGGAACATGGAGCAATGGATAAAACAGGAGGAAAAGAAATGCAGATGAATGACGAAAATATTCAGACAGAGGAAGTCAAACGAGCAGCAGAACCGGAGTACAAAATTCCGGAAGATGCTGCCGACAACTCAAGACCAAACGAGACAGCAGAGGTTGTGACAAGAGAATCAGCAGAGGAGACAAACACGGAACTCTTGCAGAGCATCGACAAGAAACTTGACATGCTACTTGCAGCACAAACAGCAACACAGACGGCAAAGGAGGAATAATCATGAATACACCGATTGCAGTGAGAATTGAATGTGCAAAGGGAGAAATCCTCAATGCTATGGAGACGATACAGAAAAGACATGCATTGCCTCCGTGCATCATGGACGGAGTTTTGTCCTCCGTACTGGCAGAGGTAAGGAGCGAGGCAAAGATTGAACTCATAAACTCCACAAATACAATGATGACAGAAAAAAATGAGGAACTTGAAAAGGCAAAGAAAGCAGCAAAGAGAGTTCTGAAAACAGAACCGGACGAGGAGCAGGAACAGGACACACAGGAGAATCCGGAAGAATAAACAATAAACACCGAGAGGAGGTGAGAGCATGGCAGCGTTGACAAAATTGACGACGAACATCAATCTTGAGATGTCCGGAGACACTAAAAGATATTTAGTATCAGCAAAGCAGGGAGACAAGGCAACACGATTCATCATCGCAAGGCTGCTCAACAACGGCGAACCGTACACAATCCCGACAGGGGCAAGAGCAGTCATCAACATTACAAAACCGGACGGAAAACATGTATATAACACATGTTCATATTCCGGTTCGGATGTGACAGTCGAATTGACAAATCAAGCACTTGCAGCCTCCGGAACGGCGTATTGCGACATTGAAATCCGGACGAGTGACGATTCACAGGTTATCACATCCGCATCATTCACAATAGAGATTGAACCGTCACAGAGGAACGACAATGCGATTCTATCAGCGAATGAGTTCACAGAACTTGAGAACCGTGTCAAGGGTCACATTGAGAGTATTGACAGCACGAATGAGGCGGTCAAGAAAGCGGAACAGGCAAGAGTGACCGCAGAAAATGCGAGAGTAAAAGCAGAACAGGCAAGAGCGAACGCAGAGAATAATCGACAGCAGAATGAAAACACCCGCATCCAACAGGAGCAGCAGAGGCAGCAGGACACCTCACAGGCGGTCAAGAATACGAACGATGCAACGGATGAATCCAAGAGGGTGACAACAGCCTGCAAAGAGGTCACAGAGCGGGCAGAGGACGCATTGCAGAATCAAGAGCAGCTTGAGGCGACATTGAACACGGCGACACAGATTCGACAGGATGTGTCACAGATGCAGACGGCAGTTGCAGAGGCAAAGAAACAGGTCGAGCAGGACAAAAAGGATATTGATGACACGATTCAAAATTCACTGCTTGCATCAGCAGAGAAAATCCTTGAGAGTGTGCAGGACTATTTCAACCGTGCAGAGGCGTTATATTCGAGCATGTATCTTGATTGTGACGGAGAAACGCCGTATCTGCGAACGGTGACACCAGTATTCATTGACGGAGCAACGCCACAGGTCAGAAATGCGAATGAGGGCGTTGATTTTGACGGAGGAACGCCGACCTCCCGACAATTAGCAGTATAATTCCATGATACTGGAAACAGACGGCGAAACGAACACAAAGGAGTGATTGTGTGATATATTCCATAATCACGGAGCAAAGGAGGTTGAACAATGGCAGCAATCAGACCATGCACCGGAACAACGGCAGACTGGAAAGCAGTTGAGGACACTCTGATTCTCAAGGAAAGAGAAATCGGAGTTGAGATTGACACATCCGGTCATTATCAAATCAGACAGGGAGATGGTAAAAAGAAATTCTTTGACCTGCCGATTATCGTCAACAATGCCCGTTATGAGGAAATACTGACATTGACACAGGGATATATGAACACCGTGAACAATTTCAGCAAGAACATGACAGAGGCGACGAACAGTGCAAACGGTGCAGCAGCAACGGCAAACAATGCAGCGTCGACAGCGAGTGCAGCAGCAAAAGCGTGTCAAGGCATTGTGAACGGTCTCAACACTATGGTTGACACCGTCACAAAGAAATCATGTGTCCTCACGGTTGAGGATGGAATTTTGACGATAAGGGAGGCGTAAAAAATGGCAAGTGGAGACTTGATTGTAAAAGTAGCAGACAAAGACACACTCGACCGCACATATGCGAATACAAACGCTATACTGGCAGCAGTCGGGGAAGATGTAAGAATAAAGGGTGTAAAGCGTTACGGAATGAAAATCAACAAAAATGACAGCAATCCGGCGACACGATGCACATATCTTTTCGATGCGGTGGGAATGACACCTGCTGCGATGAATTATTCTGCCGGACGGTTCGATTTTGGAGACTGGGGAAACGTCTTTTTTGTAAAGAACAATTATCCGGCAATGGTCAAATATGACGGTACAGAAGATTATAAACTCGACCCGAACGACCACACAAAGAAAGCAGACGGAAAAACGGCATCCGATGTCTCAAACACGGCATACGGAGGAAATGCAATGAGCGTATTCGATGGCAGCGGTGACAAGGGCAAGATTTGGCTCTCACAGTTTGAGGTCGGAAATTATGAGTACATGATTATTTCAAACGTCCAGTACGATGAATCATACAACGATGACGCATATGTCAGAGAGGACGGCTCACATGCAGACAAACTCTATTTCCCGATGTTCGGCGGTTCGTATGACGGAACACGCATCCGCTCACTTGCAGGACAGGCACTCATGTACAACACAAACGCATCAACAGAGATTGCAAGAGCAAAGGCAAACGGTGCGGGATGGAATATCGGCTCATGGAGCAAACGAAACCTGCTGAATTGTATGCTCAAGATTATGTCAAAGACAGACAATTCACAGACTGCATTCGGACAGGGTCAGACATCCGGATATGTGAACGACGCATCACAGAACTACGGACACCTTGCGACCGGAACATTGACAAACAAAGGACAGTTTTTCGGTTATAAGGACACGACCCATGAGGTCAAAGTGTTCTACATTGAAAAATGGTGGGGCAACCGTTGGGATAGAATCAACGGTCTGTTGATGGTCGGAGGAGAAATTCTTGCGAAAATGACACCTCCGTACAATCTGACAGGAAAGGACTTTGAAAAGGTCGGAATCACATTCGCATCATCCGGAAACGGTTATCAGAAAGGAACAAAGTCAAGCAGATTCGGACGCATTGTCAATTCAATAGGTGGCAGCAGTAGCACATACACATGTGACTATTTTTGGTGGAATGCCGGAATTACTGCGGTCGCCCTTGTCGGCGGTGACTGTAGCAATGGCGAGGGCTGCGGTGCGGATTACTTGCTTTTGAGCAATTCTGCGGGCGGTGCGTACTGGTACTTCGGTGCGTCCGTTTTCTTAGAACAGCCTATCGCTGCGTAAGCAGCAGGGGGAGGAACGGAGGGGGAACGCCTCCGCTATTCCCGCCGTTAGGCGGTGTGGTCGTTTTTGGAAAAATGAATATAGGGATATAGGGTGCGGTGTCGGGCGGTGTTCCTGCTCCCTGCGGTCGCCCTTGTCGGCGGTAACTGTAACAATGGCGAGAACTGCGGTGCGGATTACTTGAATTTGAACAATTCTGCGGGCAATGCGAACTGGAACATCGGTGCGTCCAATTTCTTCTCATATCGGAGCGTTTAATCAAATGCAGCCTATATCCCACGCCACAAGGCGAAAATCATTCCGGATATAGGGTCGGTTGAGTAAGCATCCGCACAAAAACCGATAGGAGATAAGAAAATACTATATGAGAAGTTACAACAACCTATATGAACCAATGTTGCAAGACGACTACATAAAACAGCGTTTTATAAATGCATCCAAAAAGAAAAAGAACAGGAATGATGTGCGGGAGGTATTAGAGAATCTCGATGAACACACAGAACTCTTGAAAAAGATGTTGACAGAGGAGTTGTTCATTCCGGACTATCACAAACCGAGCATCATCAACGAGAGCAGCAGCAAGAAAACACGCCGTATATTGAAACCGCATTACAAATATGAGCAGGTTATTCATCATTGTGCAATAGGTCAGTTCAAACCGATTGTGATGAATGGATTGTATGAATTTTCCTGCGGGAGCATACCGGACAGGGGCGTTCATTACGGGAAAAAGTACATGCGGAAATGGCTTGATTCATACGACGGGAAAAAGTTCTTTGTTCTCAAGATGGATGTACACCATTTCTTTGAATCCATAAACCGGAGAATCCTCAAGAGAAAACTCAAAGCAGTAATTCGGGATAAACGGTTTTATAGATTACTCTGCATACTGATTGAACATGACAAAATAGCACTCGTTGCAAAGATTTTGACGGATGCAGGTGTTGAGATTGATGCAGAACAGACGAAAACGCTTGTCGGATGCATAGCATTTGACGACATCTCCGGAGCGTTGGAGATATTGAGGGAAATCGGCATCACAGAGGAGATGTTCGAGGAACTGAAAGAAATCATTGAGGAGATGCGAAAAGGCGTTCCGTTGGGATATTTCACATCACAATGGTTCGGCAATTTTTACTTGAAAGCACTCGACCACTACATCAAAGAGGAACTCCATGCAGAACATTACATGCGATATATGGACGACATGGTGATACTGGGAAAGGGCAAAAAGAAACTGCACAAGATGCATAGAGCAATAGAAACATATCTGAATGAGGAACTCGACCTTGAGATAAAAGGTGACTGGCAGGTATTTAGATTTGAATATCCGGTATTTGATAGAGACGGGAATCCGGTGCTTGATAAGAACGGAAAACAGGTCACAAAGGGTCGTATGCTTGATTTTATGGGATTTCAGTTCCACCACGACCGGACGACCATCCGGAAGTCAAACATTGAGAGTGCAAGGCGTAAGGCAAACCACATCTCAAAGCAGGATAAAATCTCATGGTATAACGCATCGGTGATGTTGTCATATATGGGATTGTTCAAACACACGGACACATACAACTATTACATTGATTACATCAAACCAAAAATCAACGTCAAGAAACTCAAGAGGATAGTTTCAAAGCATAGCAGAAAGGAGAATGAACATGACAGACTGGAAAAAGGTGACAGGAACACAGCCGGACAAGCCGGAGGAGGTCGACAGGACATCGTCGCCGTCAACGGTTTACCTGCGTAAGAACATCGAACAGGTGACAAGAGAGGTTGATGGCAGCGACGGAAAGATACAGACAGTGACCGAATGGCAGTACGACGAGAAAGAAATGACAGTTGAGGAATATGAGAACATGGCACTCATGAAGTCAGTCGTTGAGGAGAACACATCCGGAATCGTCGAATCAGTGACACAGTTTCAGAAAGATGCAGTCATAGACGAATACACACAGCAGTTGATTGAGGAGGGGTTGATTTAGTATGAAAATGCTTGTTGAAAGTCTCAAAAGAATGTACAAAAAAGGCACTCTCACAAAGGAACAGATTGCAGAGCGTGTCGCAAAGGGTAGTATTTCAGCGGATGAATATGAATATATCACAGGAGAAAAATTCTCCGGCGGTGATACAGAATGAGTCCGCTTGAAATAATATCACGATTGTGCGATGTGACGGAAAATCTATCGGCAATCGTGAAAAAACAGCAAACAATCATTGAACAGTCGAAAATCGAGGAGGCGGTCAGAGCGGAACTCCGGCAGGAGGTAGAGGAGACAGACAGGGAGATGGATGTTCTCGAATATCACATGCGGAAATACTGCGACACCGACGACATCGAGGCGACAGAGTTCGGAAAGGAGAACGCCGTTGACGATTGAGGTTTCCTTGCTAATCTCCGGAGTGTCGGTTGCATTTGCAATCTTTTTCGGAATCTGCTCAAAGCAGAGGAACGACAAAAAAGACACACAGGAAGAAACGGAGAGACGAGCAGAAAATGACACAATGGTGGTTGTGAAACTTGAGAACATCGCAGACGACATCAAGGACATCAAACGGGAATCAAGAGAGAACCGTGAGGAGATGAAACAGTTGAGAGAGCGTGTTGTCATTGTGGAACAGTCACTCAAGAGCTATCACAAGAGACTGGACGGAGAACAGCATTCCGACCGATAACAGGAGGGCAGGAAACGGGCAAGAATCAACCTCACAGAAAAGAGGCAATACATGAGAATGACAGAACAGGAACGTCGCATCAGAATCCGGCATCTGAAAAGAATGTATCGGATAAGAGAGCGAAAAGAGAGACATGACAAAAAGGTGTCCGGTCTGTTCATGAAACGTGTTGTATTCACTTTGATTCTTGCAGCATTTATCTTTACAGTCGTGATGATATTTGTGTTTTTACGGATGGGTTCAGAGCCGTCGACACTGATTGAGAATGTATTCAGATTTCTTTCAGTTGAGGGCGGTGCAATGGCACTCATTAAGTCCGTGAAAACGGTCAAGGGAACAAAGTCAAACGGAAAAATACAACACAATGACGAACCGGAACAGGATGACGAGGAGGTACAAGGATGAAATACATCGTCGAGAATTGGTTTGTGATTGTGGGTCTGATTGCGGTATGTGCAGCGGGAGGATATGCAGTATATGTTTTCGTGAAAATGCCGTCAGACAAGCAGTTGAACAAAGTGAGAGAATGGCTGCTCTATGCAGTCACAAAAGCAGAAAAAGAACTGGGAGGCGGTACAGGTCAAATCAAGCTGCGTTATGTATATGACATGTTTGTCGCAAGGTTTGCGTGGCTTGCGAGAGTGATTTCTTTTGAGACTTTTTCGATAATGGTCGACGAGGCACTTGAGAGAATGAAAAAGATGCTTGAGAGCAACAAAGCGATGCAGACGCTTGTGAGCGGTGAGGCAGGTGAGGTCAATGAGTAAAATCGTAGACTTTTTCGTGCAGAACGCAAGGACAATCGGGATTGTGTACGTTGTGGGTGCGGTCGTCGTATTTTTAGCGATGACAGCGTTTTACATTTGGGTCGACAGGGCAAGCAAAAAGGAACAGGAGCTTTACTATGACGAATATTATTATCCGGATGACAAATTTGCGGAAAGAATGTCGGTGGTAGTATGGTTCATTCTTTCATTGGGATGTGCGATTTTATGGGTCGGTATTCCGTTACTGATTTGCGGGTTGATTGTGTACACAGAACTTGAGGAACATTGTCCGGAACTTATGGGAGACATGACGGACAGAAACACAGAAGAATTTGACAAGGAGGAAAACAAATGATTTCAAATTGCGGACATGATGAAAATAACAGATACAGCGGAGGAAAGGCAGGAGACCAGACAGGTACAGAGTGGAGGGTTATAAATTGGTATAACAGACCGTGGAAATGCGTCCTCCGTCATCCAGATGCAAAGGTCAGAAAAATGATTGCGAGCATGGCAAAGGCAGCAGCAGTCAACAATAAAATCGGATATGACCAGTCAGAGAGATACACATTTTGGGAGCATCTCAAGGCATCGAATTACGACCCTGCACAAATCACGATTGCGTGTGAGGCAGATTGTTCATCCGGTGTCGCTGCAATCGTAAAGGGTGCAGGTTACAGACTGGGAAATGAGAAAATGAAGAATGTGAGCATTTATCTCTATACCGGAAACATGAGAGCAGGTCTCAAGGCAGCAGGATTCGAGGTGTTGACAGATAGCAAATATCTGACATCGGATGCGTATTTGCTTGAGGGAGACATCACCCTCAATGACAATGCTCACGTTGCAGTGAACCTCACGGACGGGGCAAAGTCATCCGGAACAGGTGCATCCAACACAACAACAGTCAAGAGCAATGCAAAGGTCGACGTTGCACACGGGTTCAACAAGAGCCTTGCAGGAACTTACAAGGTGACTGCATCCGGATTGAATCTCCGTGCGGGAGCAGGAACAGGAAAGTCAATCCTTGCGGTGATGAAAAACGGTGAGAAAGTCCAGTGCTATGGATATTATAACGATTGCAACGGTGTGAAATGGTTGTATGTGGTTTATAAGAACATCGTCGGATATGCGTCAAGCAAGTATTTGAGCAAATAGGAGGGAAAATCATGTTATACTATTTAGGCAAAGGAACAGAGTTCAAGAAAGAGGACTGCAAAGAGTACAAGACCATTGAGGGAGCAATGAAAGCAGCAGCAAAGGACGAGAGTTTTGTTGTGTGGGATGAAAACGGAAACCTCATCGGCTCACTCACGGACAATGTTCCGGAGGGAGCATTGCAGACAAATCCGGACGGCAGCGTCAACACATACGATGCAGACGGAAACAAGGTCGGAACAGTCGATGCAGAAACCGTTGAGAAAATGACAACATTTGAGAGTGACGAGGATGCAGCAGGGCAGCAGGAGGACGCAGAGGACGGGGGAACAGTCTCAAACGATGCAGAGACGACAAATCCTCCGTCTGAACCGGAAACGGGCGAGAATGGGGCAAATACAGAGCCACAGGAGGCAGAGGACGAGCCGGAGGACAAAGTCATCATCCCGCAGGGAAAAATGAAAGTGACGGTCATTTGCGACGGCTCACTCAATATCAGACGTTCCGCAGCGTGGGGCAATGAGAACATCTGCGGTCGTGCTATCAGAGGACAGTCATATTATGTGAAAGAGATTCATGTTGTGGACGGAAAGAAGATGGTCAGAACAATCGGCGACCTTTACCTCTCCGGAGAATCGGAGCATGTACAATTCGAGCAGTTATAAGAGCATACAGACAAAAAAGAGGACGGCATCCGGAAACGGGTGTCGTCCTTGTGCTATAATGGATTTATGAACGTGCTTGAATTTTGGCAATCAACGCATCCTGCAAAACTTTTGAATAGTTGATACCGTAATTTTCACATGCAGTATTGAGCCATGCAGGAATACTCAAAGTTTTCTTGACCGCTTTGTCATTGTACGCACGGGCGTATTCGTCGAGGTTGACACAAATCAAATTGACAAGTGCTGCATCCTCGTCCTTTTCAACTGCATCAAGAGGGGTCGGAGCGGGAAGAACATCACCATCACGCAAGGATGTGAATAAATACTGACCGCAAGCCTCTTGAGCCATTGCGAAAGCGTCCGCAAGGTTATCTCCGTAAGTTGCTAAATCATTGAGGTCGGGGAAAATAACTGAATATTTCCCGTCGCCCTCCGGATAAAAAACAGCAGGATAAATATAATTCATGATAACGCTCCTTTCTTTAATGGGTGGCAGGTCTCATTTGAGACCCGCCTGTTTGAGTATGGAGTTGACAACCCTTTGAGGAATGTCGCCTCGATGATTTGGGATTGTAACTTTTCCCGTTTTGGTTGGGTGTTTGTATTGATGATGTGAACCTCTCACATCTACTAACTCCCATCCGTCATTGAGGACTATTTT